GTAGGTGACGACCGCCGATCCCGAGATACACGCAAACGGGGCATTCGTGCTGCGGCTGAAGGTGTGCAGCCCCGTGATCGTGTAGGCGTTCTCCTCCGTAACAACGGTATTCCCGCTTAAATCCGCATCCGTGTTGGCAACTTGAATGTCAGCCATTTATGCCTCGATATACACCAGCACCCCATCGACCGACTGGGCACCGCTGAGTTCCATGTTCAGGAGCGTGGCGGCCGAGGTCTCAAACCAGCCCACCGGATTGAACGGCAGCACAATCGTCTGCCCCGAGGTGGGTCCCATCTGCCCCGTGAGGGCGGTGCCGTCTGCGCCATCCTCGAAGCGGATCGTCACTGCCGATCCCGTCATGGTGGCAAAGAGCGCCAGCACGCGGATCTTCTTGCCTGACACGGCGGCGACCAAGGTGTTGTTCCCGCTGGTCGCGGCATCAATCGCCGCCCGTTTGACCAGTTGAATATCGTAAATGTCCTGCAATCCTTCTTGTGCGTGACCCATGCCGACTCCTATTCTGTGTGCAAATACCGATAGTCATATCCTGGCGCACGGTCTCGATTAAAGCGTGTCATCGCCTGAATGACCGGCGCAAAGGTTTCCATCCCCACCTGGGTAATCGGGGTGGACTCATCGTCCTTGCCGACGCGCAGCAGCTTCGTCGCAAACGTCGCAACGGGCAGCAGGACGACATCGGGATACCCAAAGGTGCCCCCAGCGGTAATGTCCGAGGCCGCGACGAGACCGTAATACCGCACCGTATGGGTCGCACTCGGGAGTGGGTCCCAGAAAATCTTGGTGCCGTTCGTAAAATAGCGTATGGGCTTCCCGGTGGTGGTCGAGGAGGCGTAGACAAAATTCGGGGAGAACCCCCCCGACGTATAGTGGTCACCCACAGGCCCGACGCGCTCCAGATCCCACACCGGACGACTCGTATCGGCATCAATATATTGCAGCCGATCAATCCGCAGCAGCCCGGTCGGAAAGGTCGTCGCTTCGGTACTCGCTGCCGTCGTCACGGTTCCAATCGTGCTGCCCATGACATTCGGTTGCAGCGCCAGCAGGGACTCCAGATGATCCTGGGAGGCGTTCAGGGCGCGGAGACCAAACGTCACCCCTGTTTCCCCGGACTGGAGTTGTAGCCCCCGGTCCAAGACCTCCATCAAGTCCAGCAGTGACTGTCCTGTGGCCACCTAATCCCCCGCATGGTGCTGTGCAAACTTGCTGCCGTTGGACTGCCCACGCATACTCACCTGAATCTTCGTATGATCCCAGCGGTCTGACCCGACATCCTCAAGCGTGCCTTCTCGATCCGCATCAGCCTTGGCGCGATCCCGCAGCATTTCTTCCTCGATTCGTGCCCAATACTGTTTTCCCGACCCCCACGTAAAGCCACTTTGCTTGTAGACCAAGGCGAGGGTGCGGGCATCCAGGGGCACAAAGTCCCCTGCCGAATCTTCCACGACGAACAGGAGGAGCCAGCCCGGAGAATGGGGATTTTTAATCCGAGGACGCTTGTACCAGATCAACCAGCGTTCCTTGATCGGATGCCAGGTGGCGTCCAGATCAGGATGCAGGGCCAGCAGCTTCTTCCGAAACGACTCCGGGGCTTTCTTGACCCCAAAGCGACCGGGATACCAGAATCGTAGCCCCTCTTCTGCAAGCGGAGCCGTCTGCATCTAGCTGAAAACCCTTAACCCAAACTCTCGCACGCGATCATCTTTGCTCGTCTTACAGTGCTTCGACATTCTGGCACGGGCAAGATTCTCTGAGGCACGCGAGTCGGGGTTGTAGTTGGTCGCCCAGCCGTCCACCGGACACTGCAACATGCCCTTTTCGGCATCTTCAACGAGCGCCTCGGGCAGCGGTGCTTCCTTCTTCGCCCACGGAGTGCTGTAGCCCGGACCATCATCTTGCAGTCGCACCGCAAGGGGTTTCCGATTGCCATTGTCGTCCAGATACGTTGTGACCTGAGACGCATCCGACGACACCGCACCCCGATGAGGACGGCCTTTGCCGTCCCAGGAGGACATGGTAGGAAACCGTGGTGCCCCACGCTTCGCCAACTGCTTCCACTTCTCCGATTCGTGGAGATAGCGTTCAATGGATCCTTTGATCGCGGATTGTCCGACCCACGCCGTCCCCCGATGTTTCTGGAGTTCGTCGAGTTCGTACACCTTCCCCAAGACTTCCTGCACCGTCACCGGATTCACCCCTTTCGGCAGAGTGTCCTTGAGTGCCGAGACAGGCGATTCCCCGAGGTGCTTGAGGAAGAACTGGTTCTCCTCCAGCGAGTATTTGACCGGATCAAACGTCTCCATTAGGTCTCCTTAGTACGTCGTATTCGTCCGAATTGGCTTCAGCACCACATGCACCGATCCTTCATAGGCGGTGACGGTGCCGGTGTAATTCAACGAGAGTTGCTCCCCTTTGTCCATCTTCCGGTTGGCCAAGGTCGCAGTCAGGGTGGACTGCACAGGCGTATTCGCCGTGCTGTCCAACGCCAACGTAGAACTCAACGCCGTCGTCAGACTCGCTGGGGCAGTTCCCGACGCGGCGACTCCAACATCGAGCGTCGTGCTTCCTGCGCCAGCGGTGCTATGCACCTCGCGCACATCCATGATTTCATAGTCCTGATCAGCGACAAAAATACCAATATCAGCCGCTTCTCCTGCGGAAATCGTATAGACGACATGCACCGGGGCGAGTCGTGCGATTGCTTTAATACCCATTCGTTCCTACTTTCTGGCGAAGTGACAGGGGGCACGGCCACCTGACCGCACCCCCTCACCTACTCAGTTTACGACTCGGCCACATCCTCGATCTTGGCCCCCGCTGCTGGGTTGTCACTCAGCAGTTCGCCCTGCCAGTACCACGCGACCTCGAAGGTCGAAGTGGATGCCTGACGGAAGAACGGTGTGCCGTCGAAGATTTCCGAAATGGGACGCGGCACCGCATTCTCACCGTGACCGATGTAGAAATGCTTGGTGTCCAGCCCAATGATCGTATTGGCCGCGAAGTACGGCTCCGCGTGCCACGGGTTGCCGCTGAAGCGATAGACCGTCCGGCCATCGCCGCCGTCCTTGCCCTTCTGCTGCGCCCCGCCGCTGCGTCCCACACCCGCCCCGCTGTCGAGACCCTTCGGTGAACTCATCCCGAAGAACACATCTTCGCGCAGGAGTTCATGGTACCGCCGGATGATCGCCAGATTGGAGATGTAGGCATTCAACGACCCGCCGCCCTTCTCACGGACAGAATCTTCTAACTGCATCATCAGATCCTCCGTGAGTGCGCGGTTGGTGCCGCCGTTGGCGAGAACCACCGATTCCCAGTACTCGTTCCCTGCGGTACCACGGTCGATCCCCCCGAAATCGCCTTTCGACGCGGGTGGATCGTCGTTGTCAATGATCCCCAAGAGGCCATTGGTGTGGTACGAGGTAGACGAGGACACGGTATCCTGCACGACAAAATAGTCGCCCGCTGCCGTGCCGCTGGGAGCCGATCCGCTGATGGTGATAGTCCGATTCGGGACATCAACGGCGGTGACCGTCGCTGAGTCTGCGAGTTTCGCATTGTTGTCGGACGCATCCATCAGATCGACGACCATGCCCACATCCACGCTCGGGAGTTCCCCGACCGTGATGGTGGTCTGGTTGTCTGCCGCTGGCATGATCCCCAGTTTGCCCAACCCATCGGAAATCAGATCCGCATTGATGAGCTTGAGAACCCGCCGCCGGAACCCTTCCTCCATCATCTTGAGCGCGGTCTGGAACGCAAACTTCGAGTTCCGCGCATCTTGGAGGAGTTTCCACGACATGTTGTACAGCCCCGCAAATTCTTCGAGGCTGAACGTGGCCTCAGCCGTGTCGGGATTGAGGTTGGTCGGCAACGTGCCGCCTTCCGCTAATCCGGTCCACGCGCCGGGGTTCTTCACCATGATCGGCATGATGAACTGACCCCGACCACCGAGGGGTTTCTTCATCTTCTGGAACATATTCCAGCAGACGACTTCTTGATTGACGAGGTAGAGGACCTGATCGACACCATAGGTGTATTTCAGGGCTTCTACGACATCGCTAGTACTAGCCAAGGTTCTACTCCTTCCGCATGGGAAGGATCGTCGCTACTCTGGCTGCCCAGGACTAATCATGGGCCACAATTCATCGGCCCGGTCCTGGGGGGTCTTATACCCGCCGGTCTTGCCGCTAATCGGTGAGGATTCGCCTCCCTTGGAGGGGAAAGGCGATTTCTTCGCCGTTTCAGCCGCTTTCCGGTCCTTGTCCCGAAAGGTTTTTTGCAGCGCTTCTAGACGCTTGCGAACCATCTCGGGAAACTGCGCGTCAAGGTCATCCCCTTCATGCGAGTGATAGATATCCCGCATGATTTCACGAACGACCTCGTCATCGGGCAACCCCTGCTGGGTGCGAATTTCCTCAAACCGTGTATCCAGATCCCGCTCGGCCTGTTTGCCGTAGGACTTTCCGACGACATCCCGAAGAGATTTATAGTCTTTGTAGACTTGCGCGAGAGCCTGATCCCGCTGCTGCAACTGGTGCTGAAGGGGTTGAATCCCTTCCACCATGATTCGACGCATCAACTCCGCCGCGGTGGGGCCGTCCAGATACGGCATCTTCGCCAACTGGTCCAGCATGGATTGCTGCTGGGTGGCTCCCTGCTGCTGTTGCGCCTGTTGACCGGCAGCGGCTTGCTGCTGCAACTGCTGCGCGTACTGCTGCAACTGCTGTTGCTGCGATCCGCGCTGGCTTTCCCAGGTTCTGCGCTCTTCGGCAAGCGCTTGCGATTTTCTGGTGAACTCGGCTTGCTGTTCTTTCGACCAGCTACCAGAGTCTGACGATTCACCTCCCGGCGCTGTTGGTTCTTCGGAGGCTCCCTCGCTTATCTCAGGAGCTTCCGCTACTTCGTCATCTGCCATCGGTCATTCTCCTCGTCGAGTGGGGTCCGAGTGTCTGCGAACGTATTCTCCTGCCGGAGAGTGTCCGTGGACGTATTCGTCCCCGTGTTCGCCTCTGAGCCTGAAGCTCGGGCAGTCTCGGTAGTATAGAGAACGAAAAAGCGGAAAGCAAGTCGGCTACTGCGGCCCTCGCGGTCCTTGCTGGGCCATCGCCTGCGCCAAGGCTTGTGGGGCTTGCGGAGCAATCTCCTGACTCGCCCGCGTTTGATCCAGCGCGGCATCAATCGCTTCTGCGGCCGCCTTCGCCGCCGCTTGCTGCGCGGCTTGGGCCACCGCGCCCTGAATCTGGGACTGCGCCATGCCCTGTTCCCGTCGCTCAGAGGCTTTGACCAGCAGATTCCGACAGCGGTTCCAGAACTCGACAAAGCCCTGCTGAATCTGCGGCGAGGCGCTCAGAAATTCCGTGGTGGCCATCGACGCCTCCAGTTCATCCAGCACGACGCGCAAATTCCAGAACGGCATCGGCAGATGCTCGGGAATCCGCGTCCCCTGCCAGAGCCGTTCAATCAGCGACATGGTGAGCTTCCGATACTGGCTTTCGGTGTCCTCGCGTCCAATATCGCCCATCGAGAGGTCGGCGGCTATCTTGTCCTTGTCGATCCGCCCCGTGCGCTCGTCCATATACAGCACACTGAGCGGGGATTGGAGATGCTCACGAACTCGGGCTTCCCGCAGGGCACGCAGTTCGGGAATCAGACTCCCGCGCTCCACGGTCACGGAGTAATCCGTGCCTGCCCGGAGAATGTCCGAGGTCTGGAAGACAAACACCTCATCACGCATGTTCCGGTCGGTGTAGTGCAGGGTACGGAACGCCGGGTAGAACTCTTTCACCCGATTCACGCGCATTTCCTTCACTTTGCCCATGCGCTGGCCGATATGCTGGTAGAGATTGCCCCACTGGGTGTCAATAATCTCCTGCAACATCGGCACCGCCATCGGCCCGCGTAGCTGCCCCGGAAACTTCTGTTCAGAAAAGAGATCCACGCCCCCGGCAATCTCCCGCATCAGCTTGATGGTGAGATCCACCGACTGCATGAACCACGCCGGAAGGACGGGCGGATCACGCCGCTGCACCATCTTGACCCCGGCTTCGTTCAGCCCGTGTTCAATGGGCGCGGGGTAGTCGGAGGGGATGTCCTCCCGCTTGAGGCTCGGTCCCAGCAGTTCAACGCCGTAAATCGACGCATTGGCCTGTTCGCCCAACTGGGAGAGGCGTTTGTTGAGAAAGCGCTGGGGCGCAATCAGATCCGAGACGTAGTCTCCGGTCCAGAACGTGCTGGTGGTCGGGGTCCAGTGGAAATCGACCAGGGGAATTGATTCGTAGGGATTGTCCTCGTTCTTGAGGATTTGTTCCCCAGGAATAAACGCGGTATAGCGCCCTCTGGGGTGTTTTTCGGAAATCGGCTGGTAGCGCTCCACGACCACGGAGAGGTCGGGGTCATTCTCGTCCCGACTGCCCTGCACCCGTGGAATCAGGTCTTGCAGATGCACGGAGCCGGTGGGATCGCCAAACTGCTTCAGATCCGTGCTGAGAATCCTGACTTCCTGACTGTCCTTGATATTCTCCAGCGTCTCCTTGCTCACCTCGTAGTTGGACTCGATCCAGCCCAGCGTCCGAATCTTCGCCAGATAGACTGCCTGATCGGGGGCGAGATCATCAATCGAGCGCACCGACGCGTCGATGAAGACCTGCAAGGGACTCAAGACCTCACTGCCGACATCCCCGGCGAGGACCATATCCTCCACCACTTCAAACTGTTCCTGGGGGGCACCCTGCGCCAGCATCATCTGTCGCATCGACTCGGGCAGCAGTTCACCGCTCTGCGTATCGGTCCAGACCAGTTCATTGGTCTCTTCGTCAAAGCGCGGCAGCGGTTCCATCGCGGCATCCTTCACCCACGGCACGTATTCAAACGCCACGCCGCCAATCGCCATCCACCAGAGCAGTTCCCAGGTGCGGGAGGGCTGATCGAGCTTTTCATCCAGCGCCCGGATGAGCTTGTTGACCACTTGCGCCTTGGCGATGGACTGCGGGTCCTGCTTGTCGGCGCGGGCCTTAAAGACCGGCGCGACCGAGGACAGCCGCCCCATCATCTTGTAGAGCATCTGGGACGCGAGGTTGAAGACCAGGTGGAGCTTGTTCGGGTCGCGTTTGCGGGTAAACAGCACCCGGTTCTGACTGCCGATCCAGTGTTCCCCGGAGATGAAGGCGAGATTGGTCAGAATCCTGAGTTCGACCGATCCGACGTTGCGGGCTTTCTGCGCCCGGAGGCGGTCGTAGTCGGTGGAAAAATCAACAAGGTCTTGCTCGTCTTGCGGCATCAGGAGGTCTTTCGTTGTCGGCGTCGAATCCGAGACGACTTCTCCGTCTCGGTCCCGGCGATCTGGGTCCAGCGCGGTTCACCGAGTTGATCCGCCACTGATGGGCGACGAGTCTCCCGCGTGGCCTGCTCCGGGGAGGTGGTCGGCATCACGGTGATCGTCGTGCGAGAAATCGATCCGGGGGACGGGGGCGGTGTGGGGAGATCCTCGTCAATATCCCGAAAGATCATCCGCTGGATCGACTTGTCGAGCAGTTCACCACCAGGGTACAGCGTCATCCCTTCAGGAAAGGCCGGGGTCGTCATCCCGGCAAGGTAGACCGGATCGACAGCATCAAAGCGGCTTCCTGATCTGGGTTTCCGCTCGACCTTCGAGACCGTCCCTCCAGTCTTCTCCGCACACGCCTGGGCGTCTTTCTCGCCCTGCTTGGTATAGGGAAACTCTGTCGTGGTGCCATCGGGTTTTTTACATATGGGCATCGTGGTTCTCCGTCGTGTTACTGTGCCCCGAGGTGCGCGTCGGGCAGATCCCCGAGTCGGCCTTCATCGACGCTTTCCATCAGGAGACTGACCTCATGGGGTCCCTGCTGCTGGACCCGCAGGATCTGTTCCAGCGTCACCAGTCGGTGCTGGAGGCTGGTGATCTGCTGCTGCATCGCCGGGAGGGGTTCCAGCGAAGGCCCGATCAGCCACCGCTGTAAGATTCGCCGTATCGAGTCCCGCATGTTGCGCCTCCTGAAAGAGTACTTCGAGACTGCGGCTGACCCCATCCTCGTTCCGGGTGAGATTCAGCACGCGCATCGTAAACGCGAGCTTCGCTTCGACCAGTCGCAGCCGATCCGTGATGACGCTCAGTTCCCACTCTTTGTGTGTCTGTCCCATCAGTCCCGTCCTAAATGGCTGTCGGCGGGCGCTTTTTTCGCCCGTTTTCTGAGCGGCGATCCCATCCACTGCACCGTTCCCGGCGGGGGTGTGAAGACCGGAGGGGCGTGCGGCCCTCGGGCGCGGGGATGGCGTGACAGGACATGCTCCAGACAGTCCAGTGCGTGGTCGTGCTGCTTGATCCGTTCATATTTCCCGGCGGCGCTGGTCTTCTCCGGCCACTGCGCCTGTTCGAGTTCGTAGGGCAGGATCGAGAGCCACGGAGCCAGCCAAATCTTCTGGTGCTGAAAATACTGCCGTGCGGCATCCGTGCGGACCTCGCGTCCCCGATGGTTCGCCACCAGATGGAGTCCATGATGGGCGCACTCGGCTTTGAACTGCGAGTTGCTGTCCACCCATGCCATCGGACGCGCCTTCCAGAGCGCACTCATCCGGCGCACCCCATCGATCCAGCGGATGAGCGAACTCTCGCTGTCCAGTTCCGGGGTATGCGCCACATACCGGTAATTCGTCAGTTCGTCCAGCACATAGGCGTCCCCCTCCGGGGAGACCGCCAGCACGACGGCGGCACAGTAGGTGCCGGTATCCGCGCCGACCTCGACGCGCCAGTCATGGGGCAGACGGAAATTTTCGCGCACGTCGCCCTGCTCGGGAGTATGCCACAGGCGGGGCTGGTCGTTCAAGGTGATCTGCCGGTCGCCGCGCTGATAGGCGTAGACGCGCCCGACGAAGTCGCCCAGTTTCCCGTAGTAGGCAATCGAGAACTTCTCCTTCGTGAGCAACTGCTCGTCGCGGTCCATCGCCGCCTGGTCGAAGCTGTAGGGGTTCACCGTCGCGGGCACCCCGCAGTGGCACGCCCATTCGGGAAAGGCCGTATTGTCATGGCCGTGATCGTGGAACAGCCCCACCCACGGACGGTCGGGCGTGGTCGGAAAGACGGCGTAGCCGTGCCTGACGCGCAGGTTCTGCGCCACCGAGGTGAAGCATTCGATCCCCGGCAGTTGATAGGCTTCGCAGTAGATATAGGCATCGACTTCCTTGCCCTTGAGCGATTCGTTCCGCTCCCAACTGCGGGCTTCAAAGCGTGCGCCGTTCTCCAGTTCCAGCCACATCCGTCCGTCCTTCGGGCGGTTCTGCAAGGATCGGTAGCCCTGGTTCAGCCCCCGTTCGGAGCAGAGGGCGTCGAGGAGGTACTCGAATTCGGGGGCGCACATATCGTATTCGTTCCCGACCAGATAGACCCGTGCCTCGGGCACCGCGCCAAACGCCGCCGCCCAGATCCCCGCCCCCGCACTCTTGCCGGATTTATACGCCCCGAGTTCCGCGACCACACGGGCGCGTCCGGTCACGCGAGGCGCGACGGCGCGGCGTTCCAGCGTTTCGTCCGGCAGCCGGACCAGCCGCCCCGGTTCGTCGGGATCGGCCACCCGGTCCAGCAGGGTCTCCCCATCGGTGGTT